CTGCTGCCGCCCTTCTCGCCGTGGATCTCGATCTGTTGCGCTGCGCCCATGCTTTCCTCCAGGCATAAAAAAACCGCCTCGCGGGCGGTTGGTGTGTTGCTGTCCTGCTTACACTTTGTCTTCGGCCAGGATCGAGGCCGAGATGATCATCCCGCCCCACCGGCGTTCGCCGATGCAGATCGGCACCGGGTTGCCGCTGGCCGTGGTGTTCTTGGCACTGCCGAAGGCGTAGGACGGGGCGTTTTCGGGGGAGGCGCTTTGCTTGAGGCCCTTCGCTTGAGGGCTGAGCATCTGAATCACACCACCAGCCACCAGTCCAGCACCCAACTGCACAGCCCAGGGCTGGCCGAAGTACGAGCCGGCCACGACCAGAACTGCGCCAATGATCGTTTGAAGAAGGCCTGCTCGCTTGCTACCGGAAATGACGGGGACGATACGAATCTCTTGGGTACCGCCGAGGCCGAAGTCTTTTTCAGCCACGTTTTTCCGGTTTCTGAAAATCGCAAAACGCATCCCTTTGCGCTCAAGATCTTTAATAGCGCCTTCGAATCCTTCGATGGTGCACTTTAACGCCTTGAATGCCTCGCCAACGGACTTGCTGCCAAGCTCGCGCTGATGGACACGACCAAACAGCTTAATAAGCGGGCCTGAAAGAAGAATGGTTGTCATGGCTGGGTTGTTACTTGCCGTCGCTGCCACAGCTTTCTCCGGTCATAAAAAAACCGCCCGTAGGCGGCTTTGTCATTGCATCGTGGGTGATAAATCCATACTCATTGATGAGTCGATGGATATCCTGAATTTCTTGGTGGCACCAGCCTTTATGTTGGCTTCGCGCTCTTTCAACCCGCTGCCGCATGATGACGCGCCGACGATGTGCTCACCGGATGCAACGTAAAACTTTGCGGTTTCGCCAGCACCAATCTCGGCAGCTTTTCGCCCGTCGATGCTCACGGAGGTATTGCAGCCGCCACCGACAAAGCCGGAATCACGGGTAACGATCAATACAGCGCCATCGGCAGCAGGGTTCTGATATGCGAACAGTCGCGAGCTCGGTACAGGATCCGCCTTTCCTGAAGGGATTGGCGTGGTGGCACAAGCGGTCAGCAACAATAAAGCGATAACGGTAGATATGAACTTCAAAGTCCTCTCCTTGAGGCAAGCCTATTCACGCATCATGGAACAAAGGGGCTGATTATCTCGTCCGCTATGATAAATGGTTCCGAATACGATTTTTTGCCAATCGAAAAATAGGACGCTCTCCGAGTATCCGTATCGAGAAGCTTACCGCCCCTATTTGGCCAGGAAGGATAAATTCCATCTGGATCAGGCTTTCCAAAAACCGATGTTAGATACTTGACTCCAGAATTGTAGCCTGCCTTCGTTCCAGGAATGACGACCGCGCTATAAAATAAGCCATCAAAAAAGCACAGCGTGCTCTTTTGCATTTTTTCCGCGCCAAGAACGCCAGGCAAGTTATCCCCTTCGTAGCAAACATCTAACCCCTCACCCTTTGCCTTTTGCAAAGGCGGCCCAACATCTGGATATCTTTTACCAAGCTGATACCCAAGCAGAGACAGCGGTTGCCCTTCATCTATGGATAGATCAAGTGCGCCCGAATCAAATTTGTATTGGCGGGTACCTATTCCACTCACGTTCAATTCGACAAAAATTTGTTTGGCTCTGGCAACGGAGCCGGCGAAAGCCACAACCTGTGTCGGTATCAACTGTCGTCCATCATCGGATGCAAAAAGTTCTTCTCGAACCTTGCCGTCATCAAATTTGATACTTGCACTACAAAGCGATTCGTCTGGTTTAGGACAGCCTTTGACCTTACCGTCTTCTAGATGCAAAACCACGCCAGGCTTTCCATCTTTTTTGTCCAGTACCATCAAGGTAGCGTTGGGCCCACCGCCATTCATAGGCTTTGCTGTTTGGCTGAAAGCCATCGTAACGCTTCCGCGCATCTCGTCTTTTACTTCTGACTTAACCCATTCGGCATTAACAAAAGGCGCGAATACCATTCCAGCCCATAAAGCTGCAGACAGCGAGCTTGCGTTTTTGCTCATCCATGCCACTCCTGTGAAAAGGTTTATACCTTATCACCGAGATCGACAGTGACGTAGCACCAGTCGCGTGCGGTCAAGCCACGGCCCACCGAAAACGATAACCTCGGAAGGCCGGCCGTACAGGTGGTGCAGCAGGAATGGCCCAGAACCAAACGTCACGGCGTCCTCGCCGGGCAACGCGGGATCGGCGCCGAGAAAGATCCCGGCATGGTTCGGATAAACCGTGCGCCCCACTTCCATCACGATCATGTCGCCGCGCTGAGGCTGGTCGACCCGGTAGAAGCCGGCAGCCTCGTAATTTGCCTCGTACAGGCTGGTGTTGTCCTTGCTCTCCCACCAGCCGTCGGCGCGTTTGAAGGCTTCGAACTCCAGCCCCCACTCGCGTTTGTACCAATCGGCGCAGACCTGCCAGCAGTCCCAGGAGCCGTGGACGAACGGGCGCTTCAGCAGCGGCGTCTCGCCCGTGGGCACCACCGTCCGCAAGTCACCCTCTGGCCAGCTCAGGATATGCCACGGCATGGCCGTCGCCTCGCACATGGCCAGGTCGCACGATGACGGCCTGCTGGTGGCGTCTGGATGCGAATGCACCACGCCGATCACTTCGCCAATATCCTCCGCCGCTGCGTATTCCTCCGGGTCGATGCGGAATTCCTCATTTGGCTCGGTTGAAATATTGCGGCAGGGGTAGTATTGCTGCTTGCGGCCCACTGCCAGCAGCAGCCCGCAGCACTCTTTCGGGTACTCGGCAGCCGCGTGCGCCTGGATCGCGTTCAAAATGTGTTTACGCATGTCAGCTCCGTGCGATCAGGGAAACGGCCGGGAAGCCACCAAACGGCAGCGGGTTGCCTTCGCCAAACCGTGGGATGCAACCCTTGCCCAGCGTAGCGTCACACTCGTCCAGCTCGGGGTTATCGGTAACGACGCCATCCTTGGTCACGTACGGGCCGGTGTAGCCGCAGTTTGGCCCGCGGTATCCGCCCGTGAGGCACCAGTGGCACAGAGTCGTGGCCTGCCGGCCGATGGACTCGTTGCCGACGTCGCCCGGGCTGGCAAGCTCCCAACTGACGTTTTCCCCGTCCTCATTCGTTTTCTGGTCGATGTACCAGACCTCGATCGTCTCTTGGGTTGGATCTGCCGTCGGATTGCCGGCCGGGAAGTTCGCCGCGTCCAGGTAGGTGCCCAGCGTGTGGCGCATCGTCAGCTTGAACTCGAGCAGATCCTCGAACGCCAGGCAGAGCGCGGTGATGCGCCCATTGACGTTGCCGACCGACAGCGTGGGCCGAACCGCCGTGCCGTCCCCGTTCGCCTCGATGCCGTCGATCTGCATCGGCCAGGCGCTGTACTCGTTGCCCTGCCAGTAGATGGCCTTCGCCGGCAACTGATCTGCGTTGTCGCCGGCGGCGATCAGCTCGGCCGCCGTGTGCGGAATTGCGTGTCCATGGAAGCGCAGCACGTCCGCACCGTAGTCCGTGCCGTCCAATTCAAAGAGCAGCACTTCGCTGCCAGGCTCAAGCACCTGGATGTCACTGATCAGCGGCATGATTGCCCCTTATGGATGGAATGCACGCTCGAACGTGGCGGTGAGTTTGAAAACGCCGCCGCCCACCGGAGTGGGCACGGGGTTCTTGCAGGTGAACAGGCCGAGCTGGCCCAGAGGTGTCGTCCAAATGAACGCTTTTGCCCCGGCGTGCCGGTCGAGGAAAGCCATGATCTCCAGCACTTTGGCCTGCGGGCCGCTGTAGGTGATCGGATAAGCGTCTTCCTTGTTGTTCGGCCCGTCCCCGACTTCCTGCTTGTAGCCGTCTCCGAACTTCGCGGTGCGGACCCGGTAGGTGATCTCTGGCGAGTCACCGTGCTGGGTCGGCCAGGTGAATTTCTCAATGGCCATCAGCCTCTCCCATTTGTAAGGCGCCAAATCGAGCCGCCCGGCTGCAGGGCACGGGCAATTGCGGTCTCAGCTTCGGCTTTCGCAGCTTGCTGAATTCCCTTGCCCAGCTGCGTGGTGTCTTCCGTGCTGGCGGCACCGCCACCATCCTGTGTTTGCACCGATACAGCGACGGGGAAGTTGTAAACGTTGCCACCACCGCTCCCGCCGCCGCTGATTGCGCGAACGCCAAGTTGACCGCCAGCGGTGCGAGTCAAAGGCATGATCGCCTCCGGCCCCGCCTCGCCCATGACGCCCGTCTGACCGCCCGCCATGCCGAAGGCTGTCGGCTTGCTCACAACCGAGTTGGTGAACGCCGCGCCATTCGCGAACATCTGCACGCCGCCAGACCATGCACCGCCTTTGGCTTGGATGCTGCCCGGCGTGAAGCCCGACAAATCACCGCTATAGCCGGCGGCAGTAGAACCCGCCGAGGCCGCCGTGCCGCCGCCACCGAAGTAGCTCGCACCCGCACCGACCAGACTGCTCAGCAGCGCAGAACTGGCCTGCCGGGTAGCAATCCGCGCCATGTCCGCCAAGATCGACTTGGTGAAGTCCGAAAACGACCCCTTGCCGGAGATTGCGAAGTTGACGACCGCGTCTTCCATTGAGCTGAAAGCGTTGGTGAACAGATCTCGCGTCTGACCTGCGATGTTGCGGGCACTTTCCAGGTAGTTGCTGAACGCCGAAGTTGCGCCGTTACGCCAATCACTCTGCGCGGCCGACATCTGCTCGTAGTTGCTGAGCACTGTTTCGCTCAGGTCCTTCTCGCTTCTGTTAATCGCGTCCAGCTTGGCCTGGTACTCCTCGGCGCTCATTTTGCGCGCCTTGTCGGCCCGGTCCCGCGCCAGATCCAGACGCTGCTGGTTGGCTCGATCAGCAATGCCGTTCAGTTCGCCATTGATGGCGTTCTCGCGGTCGCCACGGCCGACACCATCCGCTGCACGACCGCCAGCGCGCCGCAGGGCGACGTTCTGCTGGTCGAGGGCATCGGTGTAGACCTTGATCGCCTGCGCCTGCTTGGCGAGCCGGCCCTGCTCGTTCGTCGCGATGACTTCGAGCTCACTGTCGGCTTCCTTCTGAGCCTTGACCATGTTGGCCCTGGCATCGGCGATCTTTTGGTCGAGCTGAATACGCTGCGCGGCCGACGTGCTGGCCTTGCCCTTCGCAGCCTCCAACGAACTGATCTCGGCCTGATAGGCGGCGGTTACTTCGTCGCGCTCATTGCCGATCAGCGCCTGGCGCTTGAGCAGGTAGTCTTCCTGCGTGACCAGCCCAGCCTTCTGCGCGGCTTCCAGTTCCTTCTGGGCGCTTTTATATTCACCGAGGATCAGCGAGAGCTGGTTTTTCGAGTCGTTGAACTCGGTCAGGTTTACCGGCGATGTCGCAGCTTTCGGATCCTTGTTCTTATCCTTGATGTTTTGGATTGTCTTCGAGACAACCGCTTCCTGCACCAACGGGTCGTTCGGGTTGGCCTTGCGCAGCGCCTCGACGTCCCGCTTGTACTCCTTGATCAGCTTGTTGCGTTTTTCCTCGTTGGTGAGGTTGGAATCGCTGATTGATTTCAGCCTTGCAGCCGCGTCAATCCCATCTCTTTCAACCTTTACTCGGTCGCCGACAAACTTGGTTCTCGACTTCTCAGCATCGATTTGAAGCTCAAGGAAAGCCAGTTCCCCACGGTCTTTCTCAGTGTCACGCGTTTCAAGCCCCAGGGCTGCCGCACGACCTCCGCGGCCCTGATTCGTTTGAAGCCTTTGGCGAATGACATCGGCTTGCTGCTCAAGAGTCTGAATTCGTCCAATTTCTTTTGCCGAGTCAAGCGCACCGGATGCCGCTGACTTGATTTTGTTCCAGGCGCTCTCGATCAGGCCGAGGTTCTGAGTGACCTGCCCGGTGCGCTCCTCAATGGTGTTGGCGTAAGTATCGGTTAGCAGCTTGGCCGCTCCGATCGTATCGCCCTGCTCTTTCAGAGCGACGATCTGTGAGTACACGGATGCAGTGAGGAAATTGTACTGGTCGTTCAGCTCCTTGGCCGCTCCGACCGGATCCTTGGCGATCTTCGCGAACTCTGCGACCGTTTCATCAATGGATTTGCCGGTGGCTTTTTCCATTTTCAGTGCGGCCGATGTGATCTCCTCGAAGCTGCCGCTGGCGATCTTGCCATTGCCTGCCAGCTTGGCCAGCACATCGGCCGCGGCGCCAGTGGTGCCGACCGTTGCGCTCACCTGCTGCGCCATGGAAGCCAGCTGAGTAGCGCTTGTTCCGGCGGAGTTGCCGGTGAAGATGATTGCCTTGTTGTACTCGTCGGCCTCTTGGCTGCCTTTGTAATAGGCCAGCGTCAACGCGCCAACAGCCGCAGCAGCGACAGTAAACGGGTTGACCAACCCGAGCACGTAGCCGCCCAGCGCTTTCGCAGCCGGAGCGATGCCGCCGAACATATCTTTGAGCTGGCCGCCCTGCTGGAGCAGCACAGTCAGCGGGGCCTGTCCGCCTTGCAGCGACACAGCAATATCAGTGAACTGTGCAGGCACGCCACGCAGCGCCGCGGCTGTCTGTTTGGCGGTGTTGCCAGTGCGGGTCAGACTGTCGTCAAAGCGGGTCAGATTTGCCCGGGACTGATCGATCTTCGCCTGGTAATCGCTGAACGTCGATGCATCGAGCGCGCCCAGCTTTTTCTGCTTTGCCAGCTTTGTTTCAAGGTCGTCCAGCCGGCCCAGCGCTTTGACAGTGGGGTCAATCTCGCCGAGCAACTCGGCAAGCTCGTCCTTCTGCTCTTTTATCGCGGCAGAAGCCTTTTTCGTGCCTTTGGCTACTCGTTCAGCCGCCTTTTCTGCGCGGTCGCCGGCCGCCGTGAGCTTGTCGAGGTCGGAGCTCGCCTGCGCAGCATCGGTCGAATCGACCTTGATGCCGAGTTCAGCAATAGAAGTCATGCGGGCTCCGTTATTTCGATTCGCTCATCACGAGCATGGCTTCTGCTTCCATAACGCGAATGTCGTGGAAGACTTCAGGGATTTCGCGCCGCTTCATGCCCAGCATTGAGGCCACCGGTGGCAGGGCGTTGTAGTCCAGCCCGGTAGCCCCGCCCATGCCTACACGCCATTGCGTCGACATCGCTTCGAACAGCAGAAAGGCCGGCCAGTTGTCTGGCCAGACCTCATACTCTTCTTCAGGGATGTCGGCGAGCGTCATGCCGAAGGCCGCCAAATCAGCTTCGGACGGCCCGGGCTCGTAAAGGATGCGGGCGGCGCCGGTCAGTTTCCCAGGCGGGCCGGCTGGTAGGCGCCCTGGTAGGCGGTGAGAACGGCTTGAGGCGCACCAATGCAGGTGGTAACCAACGCAGTAAGGGACTCTTCAGACAGTTTTTCGTCGAAGCCCCAGCCCTCGATGATGTCCTTGAGCTGGCCGACCTGCAGCGAAATCTCGGCACCGGTAGCTTCCTGCCAGTTCAGTTCGTCTTCCTGCACCTTCTTGGCATGCTCGTCGCGCGCGGCGTTCCATTTATCGAAGTGCGCGGCCAAGGTCAGTCGGTCCATGTACTTGAATTCAAACTCAACGCTGACCGGCTCAGCACCAACGCGCGGAATCGCGACCTTCGCCTTGAAGGTCGGGTTCTGGGAGATCTTAATCTTGGCCATGGGTTACACCGCCGCTGCGTAACGGGTTGGGCGGCCAGCCAGCGACAGAGTGATGACTCGAGTCATCAGGTTGTTGCGGCTGAGCGCCGGGGTCGACGTGATCGACACGTAGCAGTTGTAAACGATGCTGCTACCGCCTGGCAGATTCAGGCGAAGCACACGGGTCTGCTTGTCTTCGTCAGCCGCTTCGACAATGGCCACGTAAGGCAGGTCAGGATCGTCGGCGACAGTGACCGCCATACTGATTGGGTTCTTGGTCGTTGGAAGCTGGCGATCATCATCATCTGCCAGAAACCCGAAGGTGAGGAACTGCTGATCGCCGCCGCTGGAGTTCAAGTCGGTGATCTGCGAGATCTCGGTAAAGCCGGTGACTTCGCGCACGGAGCCAGCACCGGAACCCGCCGGGTACGGTTGGAGGTTGGTGGTGTTGATGCCTTCCAGCGCAAAAGTGCCGGTCAGACTGTTCGCAACGCGGGCGGCCCGATCATTCAAGCGAGTCCAGCCCGAGGTCACAGCGATAATGTCGCCATCAGCCAGGCCGTGCGCTGCTGCGGTCGCCACGGCGGGGTTGGCATTGCTCAGCGCCGTGACGGGAATGGCAGCGCCGAATGCAGAAGCGATTTCAAGCGTGGCGCCGTTGGGGAGTCGAAAGCCCATGTGTGTTTCCTCTGTGCAGAAATGACAAAACCCGCTCAATGGCGGGTTCTGGGTTTGCCCAACGGGCGGATTAGTTGGTGTCGGATCGGTATTGGAACGAGGCCGGTACCGTGAAGGTGTTGCCGTCTGGTATTCCCGGCCCTGGCGCAACCGGCGTCATCACCAGTGCGACAAGCCCTGCGCGGGGAATACGCAGGTTCAGCGGGAACAGTACCGCCAGTTCGTCAGCGATGCCGCTCGCCTCGGTGCGGTACTTGCCCGATGGCGTCACGATGTTGACCTGGAACACGCCGGCGTATATCCGGTGATCGCCGCTAAGCGTGTTGCTACCCGTGACCGCCGGCAGAGTAAAAGCCCGCAGGTATGTCTCGCCGGCCGCCGGCGTGTAGGTTTCGTTCTCGACTACCACCTTCAGCGGCTTTGCCCGAGCCTTGGCCCACGCGAGCAGGCGCGACTCGAAGGCCGCAGCAATGGTGTTGTGGCTCATACCTGATTGTTCCTGATGGCTTCTTCGACGATCTGCTGAAAGCGAGCCAGCGTTATCTGTACCATGCCGGCCGGGGCCTTGGCTGAGTGCCCATATTCGAGCGGAATGGCATAGGGCAGATTGTTCAGGATGTAGGCCGCCTGCCCTGCCGTGAGATCGCTGGCAGAAGCGACCAGCGAGGCGATCGCGTCCTGGCCGGTTGGATCAACCTCGTCGAAGGTAATGTTTTCGATGTTGTCGATCGACAGATGCCAGTTGCCTTTGAATCGGCCCGTGTCGACTGGTGAGAGGCGAATGACTGAGGTGCCAAGTTCGATAACAACCTCGCGAAACACCTCGTCGATTGCGTCTTTCGCCTGCTCGGCAAATTGCGCCAGGCTCTCAGCAAAACTTCCCTGCTGGCCGCCGTAGCGGCTTGTCATGTGATTCGCCATTACTTGCGCACCTGCAGCTCGAAGCCGACCGCCAGACCGGCGAAGTTCCACGGAGTGACGGCTATCGCCGTGTAGACCGTGTCATCAAATGTGATTTTGTCGTTGCTTTGCGGTGTGGGCATGTCTTCGCCGGACAACTGAACCGGCGAAACCAGTAGCTTCACGTCGCCGCGCACGATCAGCGTTCCGTCGATGTACTTGTTGTCGTACTCCTCGCGGAAACCGGAGCCATTCACGACCAATTCGCCAGGTGGCTGCGGGTTGTCGGGGTCATACTCGCCCAGCGTCTCGCGACGGAGCACCAATTCCAGCCCCTTGCCGCCCTTGCTGCGCGGCGCGAGCATGCGCGTTGCCGTAGCCTTGGCGCGGTCATAAATGTCTGGCATCACTTCCGCCTTATCTTGTAGATCGCCGAGCATCGACAGTTCGCGCGCTCACTCCAGCCAGCACCCAGCGCAGAATCGCCGGGGTAACGAAGCAGCGCGCCGTTCGGGCTTTGAAATGGCTGATCTTTCTGCACTTCCTGCCCGCCCATGACCGAATGCGTGTGCCGCACCTTTTTGTCGGCCCGATCGCGCCATGTTTTCGTCACCGAGTCGCGATCAAGACCTTGGGCAATGAGTTGCTCATACACCTGGTCACGGCCAGCTCCGAAGGATTCCAGCGCCTCAGCCTTGGAAAGCATATCGGCGTAAGTCTTCATCAGCCGATCAGCGTAGCGACCGGCGATCTTGTCGACGTCAGCCTGGGCAACTGGCTTGCCCGCATTGATAGCGCGGTTAACGATGCTGTCGAAGCGGCGATCCCTGCGCTTGCGCTGCAAATAGTTGCGCATCTCATCAGGGCTTCCGCTCAGCAGCTGCTGGCGGGCGTTGAGGACGTACTGCGCGTAGTTACCGGGCAGGCCAATCACGCCACCTGAGCGTGAGCCAGTTTGCGCGCTTACACGCCCCAGCAAATCGAGCGCCGCCTGGCGTGGGCTTCGGGTCATTGGCGTGGCACCCACTTCGACTTGCACCGAATGCGTGACAATGCGACTGCGCGAGCCGATAACCGCCCGGATCGCCTCGCGCACATTCAAATCCGCGTCGCGTCGAATCTCGGCGGCTTTTTCCACCAGCCACTGCTCTGGCTCAGGCTTGCGGACGTCGAATTCAAATCGCCCCAGATCCTTGGGGATTACGATCGCTTTGATCTCGAACTTGGCGCCTGCGAGGTACACATTTCGAGCCAGCTCGAGGAAAGCCGCCAGCGCCCCCAGGCTCAGTAACGCTGCCAGCCCGTTTTCGTCCTCTTCGATTATCAGCCGCTCGACCTCAGCAACCGTGGCTGCGTCCACCACCAGCTTGACCTGTGCCAGATAGGCCCGCTGCATCGCGGGCTCCATTCCTTCGATGGCCTGGATGATCTGCGCCGGGGTCATACCACGAACACCGCTGGCAGCGTGTAGCGGGCCACCAGCACAGGAGCGATCATCTCGTCGATGATGCTGATCACCGGCCTGACCGACGCCGCGCCATCTGCGCCTGCCGCAACCGAGAACTCTTCCTCGATCGGGCCGACCTTCTGGCGCTTCACTGTGGACGCGGCCACGAAGTCGGGGCTTAGGCTGCCGGGCTCGACCAGTTCACGCAGTGCGGCTTCGTACGTTGCCTGCTCAACCTCAACCGGCACTTGGTCGGATGGGATTGCATGCCCCTCGTAATCCTCGGCACCGGTGCGCGGCCACTCCCTGGCTTGCCCTCTGCCCTCGGTCTTCACGCCGGGGAACAATGACTGCCACACCCCAGAAGCCAGCAGCTTCCGATAGCGGCCGTCGATGTAGACCGATGCCCGGATCAGCGCGGCCTGCTTCGCCACGTCATCGCCTGTCCACGCGGCATTCGCGCGCGCAGCGTGATAGGCGTCAGCTTCTGCGACGGTTCCGTAAAAGTCTGGCATCGGGATATCTCAATAGGTGGAGCGTCATGCGCTCCGGTTTTGCGGGGTGTTACGCCTTGGCAGCGGCCAGTGCGGCCTGCAGGGCTTCCAGATTTGCTTCTTTGTCGAACTGGACGTTCAGGGTGGTCAGCTCGTCGATGACTTCCTGCTTCTTGGCCTGCTCGGCGGCGGCCTCAGCGTCCTCCAGCTTCTTGCGCAGGGTTTCGACTTTGCTGTTGCCAGCGGCATCAATGCCCAGCGCCTTCAGCTTGGCGAGCAGTTCTGCCTTTTCGTCGCCGGACGGAGCCTCGACAGCCTCAAAACTGAGGACATCGATTTTCTTGGCCTGCTCGAGCTCTGCCTCTGTCAGGGTCAGCTCCCGGCTTGCACCGATGCCGATCATCTTGATCGCGCCCATGGACCAGAGGCCGCGCGGGCAGGTGCCGCTGTTGGTGACTTTCACTTTCATGACAACCCCCTTATGCAGGCTCGGACACGCCGTCCATGTACGCCATGGCGCCTGGCAGGCGTACTTCAACACCGCCGGTACGCGCGATGATGCCGGTCTCGAAGCCCATGATGGTCTTCTGATGAACCGGCAGCACCATGCGAGGCATTGGCAGGTGGAAGCGGATCACGTCCAGAGCGCGACGGTACGCGGCGATACGACCACCGCCACCAGCACCTGCGGTCGACAGCGAGTCGGCCGTCAGGATGGTCAGCGGGCGACCGGTGCGCGCGGTGTACACGTTGGAAGTGCGGAAGCGCTCCAGGATGGTCGGGCTGTTCGCTTCGGTACCGACGAAGGTGGTCGAGATGTAGTCCATCACTTCGAGAGGCAAGGCCAGGGTATCGGCAAGCTCGACGTTGTTCGACGCCTGCGGCACCAGCTTGAGCAGAGTGTTGAGGTCGTTCAGGATCTGCTGCGGCGTTTTGTCGACGAAGAGCGTGGAACTACCCGTGCCAGTAGCCGCAGCGGTGATGGTCTGCACGTTGGACTGGTTGACAAAGCCACGCCAGTTTTTCTCGGTGCTGCCGGTGGTGGCGATGTCGTAGAGCAGGCGCTCGGTGGAGCGACTTGCCGACATGGCTTTCAGGTCGTTCAGGTTGCGGCCATACAGAGCGGCCTGATTGACCTCTTCCAGATTCCACTCCCAGCCGGAGCCGATCATGGCGTAGTCGTGTGAGCCTTCGCCCCACGAAACGTTGTTGAACGGCATGTCATTGGCGGCGCCGGATAGGAACTTGGCTTCGCCAGCGAGTTGCATGCTGTAGAACTGGGTGCCGATCGCCCACTGGTTGCCTTCGGTGACGACAGGCATCAGGTCGCGGTAGCTGTATTCCGGGTAGCGAGCTTCATAGATCGCGGTTTCGATGTTGCGGCCCTGGGCTACAACGAATGGCAACGCTGCTTGAGCGTCTGCGAATGCTTGTCGCATGTTATGCGCTCCGGTTCTTGAGGGAGATTTCCACGATGTCGCCGGCGGCACCAGTGGTGTCGAAGAACGCGCTCGGGATCGGGCCAACAATGCCGGTGCCGGCAGCGTTGGTGTAGGTGTTGGTGGCGGTCACGTAGTAGACCGGATCGCCATCGACCACCGGCGTGCTGACCGTCACGTACATCTGGCCGCGTTCACGAATGGACGCGGTGAAGTACTGCGGGTAGCCGTCGACCAGAGTCGAGCCTGCTTTCACGGCCGGGACGGCCGGAGTCAGCTTGGCAATGCCGACGAACTTGCCGCCGGCTGCGAATGGAACAACGCCATGGTCACCGGCGCCGCGCTGGACTGGCTCGCCGAAGCGAACACCGGCAGCGTTTTCGATGGTGCGGCTGATGTCGTTCTTGATCTCTTCGTTCGCCGAGGCGCCATGAAGGCCCTTGGCTGGACGATCAGGGTAAGTCGTTTGATAAGCGGCCATGATGGCTCCTTACTTGGCGGGCTGAGTGGAGTTGAAGTCGGCCAGCATCTTCGCGCGGGCGGCTTCAGCCGGGTTTTCGCCTGGCTTACTGTCCTGATGGATCATGTGCTGCCGGAACGGGTCATTGGCCGGGTTCTTGGCAGCGTCCTCGACCAAGATCTCGAAGCGCGCGTCGATGTAGGCATCAGCCTTGCCGGCCACGGCCGCATCACCCAACTTGGCGACCACGACAGCCTTGCGGATGTCAGCGTCGGTCTTGCCGGTGTAGTCGGCGTCAGCGATCGACTTGGCCTTGCTGATCAGGTCGGCGCGGGCGGTGACTCGCTTGTCGATATCGGCATCGCTGAGCAGCTTGGCTTTCAGGTCGTCGATCTCGGCGTCTTTCTTCGCCAGTTCGCCATCCTTCAGCGCCAGCGCAGCGGTATGCGCGTCGGTCAGGGATTTGATGTTTACCCCGGCATCGGCCAGCTGCTTGGTCAGCTTGTCGATTGCCTGGGCGCCTTGGTCGGTCGTCTGGACGGACAGGCCATCAACGATGACCGTACGCAGTGAATCAGCCATGTCATGGCCTCCTTGGGGGGTGTGTGGTTCGTTGTCACCAAAGCGAAGTTTTTCGCCGCCGCGAGCGCGATACTCAAGACTGAGGTGATTCATTTTCATGGGCCCGAGATAGGCGTGATACGCCTCGCCTTCTGGCGTAACACCATCCTGGAAAACGACTTCAGCGCCGTACCCCATGGACAGTTCGCGCTTGCCTGACTCGTAGTCCTCAATCGCCTTGGCATCCATCAGCACCAGCGGTACCTTGACGAACTGCCCGTCCCGAACAACCTCGCCGCCGGTGTTGCCGATCGCGACATCCTTCCAGTTCTTGGAAGTGACGCCTTCGCCGCCCGGGTGACCGTTGGTCATTGGTCGGTACGCGTAGGAGTGCATCGCATCTTTGTGAAATACCGCGCTCTCCGGTCGGTACACGCGAACGATTGGCAGGTCCCTCAGGCCGTGTTCGTTATCAGGATCAATCTCGGTTCCTAGGTAGTCCTGAATGCCGGTGCGGGCGACCCTGGCCTCTCCAACCAGATAGCCGTCCTCAGTGCGCCGCACTCCCGTGACTGGCACGGAGTCGGTGAAGATCATGGGGCGAGCTCCTCGAAGATCTCGGGACCCAGCTCAATCGCGCCACGGTATGGCTCGACCTTGTCGATATCGACGCTGCCGGGTTCGTAGGTGAAGGTGATGTGGGGCTGATAGTCCGGCCAGTCCCAAGAGGCGCCAGCCTCAACGATGGTGACGTGCCGCCAAGCCAGCTCCGAGCTGTTGAACAGCAGCACCACTGCGTCTTCGCCGAACTTGTCGATCAGCCTTGCGCCACCTGGTGCAATCTTGAGCTGGCCCTTGCCATCGCCCGACCATGACTCGCCGACCTTCATCCAATCGACCGGGTTGCGGCTGTAGGCGACGGTGACGTGCAAGTCAGCAGTTGGGACGGTGGATTCGAAGCCCTGCGACTTGGCCCACGCGATGATCTCAGCGCCGTTGATGACCTTTCGGGACACATACAGCGAGCGTGGCGCTGCGTCAGTGATGGCCTTCTTCGACACTGGCTGATCAGGCCCAGTGCTCGGCAGGTCATCGTCGTCATCGGGCAGCTCGTCGCCGAACTTCTCGATCGCCGCTTCCAGGCCCGGCATAACGCTCAGCTCGACCAGCAGATTCACCGCGGCGGTCGAGAGCGCATCCTCAGGGAAAAGTCCGGAGTCTTTCAGCGCCTTGATGGTGTCCGCTGTGGTCTTGCCGATATCGGCCCGCTCTTTCGCCGTGGCCTGCCATAGCGGCGACCAGGTGTAGTGGATCTCTTTGGGCCTGCTGCCCAGTGCAGAGCGGATCAACCCCTCGTCCAGCACGCTCATGGCCGGCTTGATCTCCAGCTTCTGGCGTGAGGCGACGTTGTCGTAGTAGTTGCGGGTGTTCTCTTCGCCATTGGCGCCCAGCCCGGTCGAGGACTGACCAAACATGCGGGTTCCGGGGATATCGAACGCGCCAGCCACACCCTGCTCTGTCTTGGCGATCACGTCCGGCAGCGTGCCGAAGCTGGCTGACTTCGAGGTGTGTGTCTCCTGCCCGTCCAGGATCAGCGTTCCGTTGATGCCCTTGGCCGTGGCAGCAAGACGCAAGCGCTCCAGGAGCAGGCGCTCGTAGTTCTTGTCCTGCATGCTCGACATCAGATTGGGAATGTTGATGACGTCGATCTTTGCCTCGTAGACCAGGCTGACCACGTTGGCGACCGTCTCGTCGTAGTGACGCACAGCCGGCATTGCAGATAGCAGCACCGAGTCACCCCAGCCGAAGCCGGTGCCCACGGCAAGCTCGGGATCTGGATGCGGCACACCGACGAAGATGACCAGGCGCGACGGGTGAATCTCCACCGTCGAACCCGGCAACCGGTAGGACTTCGGCTTGCCGAAGCGCGGGCTCTGCGGATCCTGCTCGATCTCGGTGGCGCTGAGTTGGCGGCGAGTCATCACCGTCAGGTACTTGATGCCACCCTTGCCGATCCGATCCGGTTTCAGCTCTGACGCTGTGTCGCGCTCACCGGTACCGATGAACACCGCAGCGCCGCCGAACAGACGGGCCTTCAATAGGGCCTCCAGAATCTTGCCCTTGACGTTGAGGCGATCCTCTTCGGCTTCGATCAGCTCGATCTGAGCCTTGTCGGCCTGCCAGTTGCGCCAGTTGCGGCACGCATCAACGGCCGGGATGCTCACGCCCTTCTGCGCCGTCCACGATCCACGAAAGGCGTTCAGCAGCTGCTGGTCGTCCATAACCGGGAGCGCATAGTGCGAATGCGATGCCTTGTCGCGCGCAGTGCCCAGTCCTGCGACCAGGTTCTGCAGGCTGTCTTTCAGATAAGTGAATGCGCTCATTGGTCGCTCACGTTCGCGAGTGTGTAGCTGCCCGCAATCGGGAAGCGCTGGACAATGAAGTAACCGACCGCGTCGACCGGGTCTTCAGTGCCGTCCTTGTTGGGTTCGCCTTTGTCGTCGTAGGCCTGCTGCTCCAGCACCTGAGTAGTGACCGGACAGTTGTCGGTGTTGATCAGGTAGCGGCGCTTCTGGTCGATGTTCAGGAGCATGGCGTTCACCGCCAGCACCCGATCACGAACCGCTGGGTTCGACGGGTTCACCATGACCATGAAGCCGGCGGCGCGGAGCAGGCTGTGATCCGACTCGCTGCCGCTGACGCTCTTGCGGTTCTTGCCGCTGGCGTCCGGGTAAACCGTGATGCTGTGGCCGGGGAACCGGCGCTTCAGCTCTTTGATCATCGCCGGCGTGTCGAACAGGTGCGTGGCCTCCTCCAGCAGCAGCGGCAGGCCGTCACGAATGACATGCACCGTCGCGGCCATCCGGTTGATGTTGAAGTCCATGCCGATATGCAGCTGTTCGCCTGGACGGATCGTTGCGTCGGTGTGGTTCTGCTTACGGCAGAAGTTCGGATACACGCTGCCCGACGTCAGGTTGACGAACAGGCCGTCGATGTAGGCGTCCACCAAGTTGGCCGGGTACGACTCTCGCAGCGACTTGATGTAGTCCTTCGGCAGGTTCTTCGCGTTCTGCCGCGTGGAGGCATGCACGATGCCGTACAGCGGGCGCTGGCTCGGGTTGGCAGCCAGCTCCTTGACGAACTTGCGATAGACCCAGTTGAAGCCCTCCGGCGTCGTGGTGACGTCGATGGTGTTCATGGCGCGGGTCGGCCACACCGTGGACATACGCGCGATGATCTTTTTCCACGCGCTGTCCGCCTTCTTGATCGCCATGCAGTCGATCTCGTCGACCAGTGCGTGAGCGATGTTGAAGCCGACGATGCGGTGCGGGTGCTCCATGCTCTTGCAGACAATGGTCGATAGGCACCGGCCCCGGTTGTCGCGCAGATAGACGCGCTTCTTGCTCGGCACGATGTCGGCGAACAGGCCAAATGCCTCAGCCACCACCGGCATGGTGTCGTAAAAGATGTCCGCGATCTGCGGATAGGTCGGCGCGAAGTAGCCCTGCGGAATGCCTGGGTGCTCCAGTGCGTTGATGCACATCCGGACGCAGCCCACGAACGTCTTGCCGCTTCGGTAGCCGCCGACGAACGCTGAAAACTTCTTGGGGTGGCTGATGAACTCGAACTGCGGCTTATTCAGCTTCAGGGTCGCTTGCATCTTCTACCCCGATGATTACTTGCTTGGGCTCGGGCAGGCCCTTATTCGGGTCTTCCAATTCGCGCTGCAGCTTTTGGATGTTGAGCCGCTTGATCTCGTCGTCCAGCGACTTGTCTGGCTCTACGCGGCGATTGACGTATGCGTCGCCAACTTCCTTTGCCGCCTGCTCGAGTATTTGCATCGCGAGACTGATATTTTTCATCGACTCGGCCTTCTCGACGTACCTGCTCATGGCGCGCAGCCGAAAGGCACGGTTGGCGATCGGGATGTCTACCGTCTCCTCCCTGAATCGCTTTCGGGCGTCGTGAAACATCTCCACCCAGCGCTTGGCGAGTGTCTTGCTGCATCGTTTGGTCGGGTCGTGCGTCTCCACCTGCTGGCGGGTCACATCGATGTTGAATTCGCGCTTGACGGCCTCTGCCACCTGGGAGGGTGTGTCGAAGCAGGCCAACGCCTGAACGATGAAGGCCTTCACCTCGCTGCTCAGGGCTGCCATAGGATTGGGTTCCGTCTATTGCTGTCTAACCTCAGGCCGACTTGAGCAGACAGGTTCCGCAGGCCCTCGAAATGTTCAGTTTCCCCACCTCGGCAGGATTGTTTGCAGCGTCCACCAGCTCTTGAACTGCCGGGCTTGCACCGTAGCGGCGGACAACACCGACAAACTCTTCAACGTCGTGTCCGCGCATCTCAAGCCTGGGCAATCCTTCCTGGGTGAACTTGGGCGCGCCGTACTGATCGGTCGCTTGAGCAATGTGATAGAGCTCGTGCTCGACCAGTGCGCAGAAGTCAGCGTCGCTACACTGGGCGCAGTAGTCGGCAGCCAGAGTGATGATGTAGGCCGGCACGTCGCCGAACCAATCCATCATCTGCTGTTCCATTCTGGCTTTCTGCCAACCGCCAGCACGGAACGCGACCTGTTCGGCCTGGCCCACCACCGTCCGCCCCTTCTTCGTGAAGGCGGCAGATGCCCACATCACACGAATGTCTGCATCGATCAGATGGGCGTGTTCTTCGTTGTGGATGCTGCCGGTATCGGCGAGGATCTCGGTTTTGAGCCACTCCCACACCTCGGGCGCTGGGATCAGGCGAATACCGAAGCTGGAAAGCTCAGACAGCTTGAGTAGCGACTCTGGAGGCATTGGCCTGTTCATGGCTCACCTTGCACTTGAAATGATGGCTGGTTGCCGGTATTGGTAATCGCTCACTCAATGCAAGGAGCAACAAATGGCAGGCGCAATTGATTCAATCGTTAACAACGCAATCGGCGGACGATCTGCAGAGGTTAAACGCGCTACCGCAGTAGCTGCGGCGCTAGAGGTCATCATCTCTAAATGCGCTAACTCTCCCGGACACCATGGCCAGGTAGAGCAAGAGATGGAAAATCTATCCAAGTATGCGGATCAAATTGAGGCTGCACTCACCCGAGGCTGACGAGACGTATAGCACTCACCCGAGCGCTACCAGACGTGTCGCGACACAATTTGCTGATTGGCGAAACGTGTCGCGACTACACCTTCAACTCGAACACATGCCCTCGTGTCGCCCAGGCATAAGCCACCACACCGGCATGTAGCATTACGCCGAACGGGTTGATCCAGTGCCCTTGCATTGCGGTAACGAATGCGCCGAACGCCCCAATGGCCACCAGGTAGAACGCCGTGCACAGCAGCGGCTGATCAACCGGGCGAATCCGGCGCAGGTAATCGCACGCAGCCAAGGCCACCAAGACGCACAGAAGCGCGTCGAGCACCCCTAGCGCGGAAACAATGATGCTGTTCATGTCAGGCACCTCGCGCCGTTACGAACGACCCCATTGCCGCCTTCAGTGCCGGGATGATGTTCATCGCTGTAAGGCCCAGCACGAATGCCACCCCACACAGCAGATCATCATTCACAGCCAGATCGAGCTTTGGGGCGAGCCATAACGTCACTGGTTGCGTTAGGTAAACCGAAAATCCGAAGCCAGTAGCCACAGCAGTCGCTGCCTGCCCCCTGGTAAGGTCTTTCAGAAAACCAAGGGACAGGATCGAACCGACGAAAGCAGCCATGACCACACCGTACTTCACCAGCACGACGCTGGCGGCAGTGCTCGCCGGTTCTGCCATTGGAGTCTCCATGGGAAATAGGTCGGCCCCGCTGCACTCCCAGCTCGGAGCAATGGGTGTGGGGAGCCGAAAACGAAAAAAGCCCCTGCGAGTGCAGAGGCCCTGAATAGGTGCGCTCGTCTTTCCGAGCTGTCTGCCAAAGGCCTTTTCAACGTCAACGCCCCTATGCATCGATCTCGCTGATCAAGTCTCGCGCCACCCCGAAAGCAAGTTTGAGGTCAGGGTGCACGGGCTGCCGGTGTTGATTCCGTACGTCTCACTATCCGGCTATCGACGTCCAGGCCTTCCCGAGGGCTGTCCTGGCTACAGGTGAAACTACAGATTCTTCTTGTGGATGCGCCAACCCATGGCGACACCAGGGTGGAGGTATTCGCCAGTCTGTGGATGGCGAGAGAAGTCCGTCTCCCCAACCTGCCGCGCGACTGCCTCCCACGCTGCTCTGTCGCGCTCCAGCAGATTGGCTTTGGCCTTCAGCTTCATGCGCACCTCCCAACGAGTCGAATTCGAGGCAATAAAAAACCCGGCGCAGTGGCCGGGTTTAGTCGAGGCGATAAAGCCTCAGATGGAGCGGGGAACTGCGCCAGCAGCGACACAGCTACACGCGATGGCAGATATCACGGTTACAACAGGCTTGAAAAACAGCATGGTTAAGCTTGGGATCTCGGTCATCTTACTACCCTCATTCGCGAGCGAAATAACTGTCGCGATCAGCATTTCTGGAGTTGTGTAAAGCACGGTCATGAAGACCGCCATAACAAACAGCAATGCCATCTGGGTAGCCGTGAGAGCTGCCGGAATCGAACCGTTCGCCCCCCGAAGCTATTTCGTCAATCCTCAACACACGCAGGAATGACAGGATGGGTGAATAATGCGACATGGCGACATGACATTGCAAGCCCTTTTGAGGGACTATTTTACGCCGCCTCGCCTTCCAGCACTCCGACCGCTTCAAGCATGTGTTGCGCCTCGACCAGAGCCTCGTTCACAAGCGACTCCAAACTTTCTTTGATGGCCTTGTTCCAGCGCTGGTAGGTGCGCTCCGTGAGCCCCTGAGAATCCCAGTTAGTCATGTCGTAGTTCGAATCGGCCAGGACGATCATCTCGCCGGGCTTTTCCTCCGCCACCGAGCGGGCATGCTTGTTGGCCCTGGCAACGTCAGCGTCTGCCGCCGCGTTGCGCCAGTCCCACTGCCCTTTCTCTTTGTTCTCCCGGTGCTTCGGCGCCTTGATCTGGGTTACCGCTCGCTGAATGCCCTTCACCTGTTGCGGCACAGCCCACACCAAGACGGCCTGTTGCGTGAAGCGCTGCGGTGCCGGGGTCTTCACCACGGCGACCAGCCGGCCGATGGAATCGATTTTGCGGCCACGGTGAGTGCTGTACTTCGCCACCAGGGCGTTCCAGTGCCGCGGAGAAAGCTGGGCGTGCAGAAGCTTGTGCACGATGCAGTCAGCCAACAGCGCTGCATCCTTCCCGGATATCTCACCCTTGAGCTTGCTGGCCTGCACCCGGGGCTCGACGTTACATCCGCCGGAACTGTTGATCGTCTCGGCGGCCAAGGCCCGAACTACTGCTGAGATCACGTTGTGGTAATTCATGCTGCCTGCCCCTTTTTCAGTTCTCGGGTCTTGGCCCGGTATTCGGCCTTGATGGTTTTGATTTCTTCGACGGTGTACTTGCGGGGCTCATGAGGCCCCTCCAGCCAGGCCACGGTTTCGGCGCCGATGCGCTGCACCAGCCGGATGCGGTACTCGACCGCGTTACCAGACAGGTTGCGATTGCACTTCACGCACTGGCGGTGGATGTTCAGTGGCTCGAAGCGCAGCTCAGGACAGGCGCCGACGGATCGGTAGTGGCCGGCGTCCCAGCGGCTGCCGGTGATCAGGTCGCAGTCGCTCGGCATTGAGTCGCAGCTGATGCACGGCTGGTGCGCGTCACGCAGGCGGACGTACTCGTTCACCGCGGCCTGTGCTTCGCGCAGATGATCCGCCCTGCTCTTCAGCTTCTCCTTCCGGACCTTGATCTCGGCGCGCCCAATTTGAGCCAACGCCTTGCGGGCTTTCTCAGTGTTCGCCGGCGCGTGGGCCAGCGCGCATTTCGGGCCGCACACGACCTGCGTGGTGTTGAACATCGGCGCGAACTTCTCGCCGCAGGCCTTGCAGGTTTTCTGCTTCACATCCTTGAGGGCAGTTCGCATCAGTAGCGCCCTCCCCACTTATCCTGCTCGGTCCAGCGCACGCCATGCTCGGCGCCGAAGGCATGCATCAGCTCGAACAGATCGCTGAACCACTTCTGCGACTGCTTGCGGGTCGATACGGCCATCACCACGAAGCCACCATCGAGACCGGGCTCGGCGCGTTGCTTCTCCAGCGAGGCACTGAAAAGGCACTTCCAATCCTCGTCGCTGAGCTTCTTGCCGTACCAGATCACCTGGTTGGAGACGTCCTTGAGCATTGCCCACATCTTGCGGTTGCAGACGTCAGGGCGTTTCTCGTCCTTGATGACGACGATCTTGGGCTTGGTGAAGTCGGTTGCGTGCAGGACGCCCATGAGACGACTGATATCGCGTTGACTGCGGATTGCGAATTCGGTCATGCCGCAACCTCCGTTGCCATAGCGTTCGTGTATTTCTCCACCAGGTGGGAACGTGAGACGAACGCATCGACGACGAACCCTCCGAGATCGATTGCGAGGGGATCACCGTTGCCTTGGCCGCGCGGCACGTAATATTTGCGATCCTCGCGGCCCTGAACCGGGTCAATCACGAAGTAACCCTCATCGGTCACCTCGATCAAGATCTGGTGATTGCCCGCCTCGATATTGAGCGAAGGCGCCGTGCAGAGATAAACGCCCTCGTCCGCCAGCGGCGGGTTGTCGACACTGAAAAACGCCGTGTATTTGATCCCGAGGTATTCGAGCATTTCGCGCATGGTCAGCTCGCCCTCGCGGTATGGCTTGTGCAGCTCATTGATGACCTCAGCAGCAGGTCGGCCAGCAAGCATCGCGAGGCACGTTGAAACGCAACTCACCGGGCACGGCTGCATTTGGCGAACAATCAACGGGGTCATGGTCGCTTTCTCCTTGAGTCTTCACGCATCGGCTCGGTGACGGCCTTCTCGACGCTCCAGCCGTAACGAGCGATTCGGCTTTGCGCGACCTTGGGCGGAATCCCGAAGTGCTTTGCCAGCTCGAACACGGTCCCGCGAACACCTCGGACGATGTGGCACTGCTCGCGCATGCTCCAAAGTTTTACGGTCATGTCAGAAACCCTCCTTGCCGCGCTGAGATTCCCACTCGAACGGAACAACGATCAGGCCACCTTCCCGCAATCGGTCAACGCAGCGGTCACCCATTGCCCGACCCAGCTCATCGGCCTGCAGGTTCGAAATGATCACCGTCGGTGCCTCGCGCTCGTACCGGCCGTTGATGATTGCGAACAGCGTCGTCAGCTCGAAGTCGCTCGGCTGCTCCTTGCTGACACCTATCTCGTCCAGCACCAGCAGGTCGGGATTGATCAGGCTGGCGAGGATGTCGCCCTCGGTTCGTTCGCTGTACCGGTCATACGTGGCGCGAATTGTCTGGAGGACTGAGCCCACGGTTCGGTATACGGCTGTGCGGGTTGTCTTGTGCAGCAGCTCATTGGCCATGGCCACGCCAAGGTGAGTCTTTCCCGTGCCTGGCTTGCCGATCAGCACCATGCAACGCCCTGACTCACGGATCTGGTCGAACGTGGCGACGTAGTGGCGGCAGAACTTCAGGGCCTTGCGCTGCTCGTCATGGTCGGTCTGGTAGTTGTCTAGGGTGCGAGTGGTGAACCGTTTCGGGATCAACGCATCACCCAGCTTGCGGGTCAGGGACAATCGCATTTCGTATGCGGCGTTGGCCTTGGCGCTGGCTGCGCGTTCTTCGGCGATGACTCGCAAGCACTCAGGGCAGCCGCCCTTCAGCTCTCGGCCCAGCAGTACGGTCACCTTCTGGTCGAAGTTGCCGTGCTTCTCGCATTCGGCCGGCTGGGTGCGGATCGGTGGAGCGCCCTCAGGAAGCGATACGGCTTTTTCAGAGCGCATAGCTGCCGTCCTCCCGCTGGATCAGGCCGGCCTGGTAATCGCGTTCAGCGAAGCCGGTGTGACGGGATTGCGGGAACGGGTGCACGTTGCTGGCAAACTCAGGAATCTCGTCCTCCCAGCGCTTGCCATTGAGCCACGTCGCAGGGTGCGGGATGAACTGGCCCCGTTCCTTGGTCCAGTCAGGCGTCAAGACCTGCTTGGACAGAGCTGCGACCATCAGGTCGTACAGCGCTTGATTGACCTTGAGCTTCGCCCACGCCTTCTCGGCTTTGTCCTTCCCTACCTTGCGCGGATAGAGCTTCCAGAACTTCGGGAACAGGTCCTCGGTCACCACCGGAGCTTGCGACGGAGTGAGGGAATCAGGAATCAGGAATCCGGAATCAAGAGAGAGGGAATCAGCAGGGAAAGAACTGTGCTTGTCTGGTGCTTGCACCGGGCTTGCACCATGCTCACCTTCCGACCCATCTAGAACGGGCATTTCAGGGATGATGCTCTTAGCTTCTTTGACGTGAGGGTTCTGGTGTTTCGACCAGTTAACGATCTGGATAGCCTTGAATGATCCAACGGTGTACCGCGTGATGAATCCCAAATGATCCAGGTCGGCGAGCATCTTTTCGATGTCGACGTTGTCAGCCGGAAACAGGGCCATTTTCAGACGTCGCGGGCGATCCTCAAGGCGCCCTTCCCGATCGGCCTCAGTCCACATGCCGATGAAAAGAAGGCGCGTTGCAAAATCTACTTCAGCCAGGTGTTCGTTCGAGAAGAACCCCGGTTTGATATTTCTGGATCTGGCCATCATGCGGCCCCCTTGAGTGCTTTATCGTGCGTGAACAGCCCGTTCCAGTTCTTCTTCATGGGCAGTTCGCCGGCCAGATACAGATCGTAGAGGCGCACGGCGCCCTTCTTCAGCAGGACCGGCGTGAAGGAAACGAACGGCTCGCGGCCGTGGGGAGTGACTTCGTGCTGATGCTCGGTCATGTACTTGTCGCGGGCGTAAGACGCCACGCGGAAGCGCAGTCCGGATTTGCTCTCGTTGTAGAGCCAGCTGCGACCTTCGAGGAACTTGCCCACCTGCATGACGTTGACCCCATTGAGGCCCTTGCAGAATTGGGTGTGGGTCATCCCTTCCTTGAACAGGTTCTCCGTGGAATGGATTTTCGAGGCCTGGGCTTCGACTTGGATGGTCAGTTGCAGGCGCTGCTGCTCAGCCTCGAAGGCGAGCTGGATGAGATCCATGCGGGACAGTTCGCGCGGCTGGGCGATCTGCCCTTCCAGCTCCTGCCAGCGGTCCACCAGCGCAGCGGTGAACTCTGGGCTGAGTTGAGCGACGACAACGAAGCTGTCGCGCTTGCAGACAAGGTACTCAGATGCCTTGCGACCGAGGCTGTCGAGGTATTCCCCCATTGGGGGAAGAGCAATCACCGGGTTTCCATTCGCGTCAGTACGCGCAGAAAGTCGTTCGATGGATTGTTTGACCTTGTCGTGGCGCGAGCCGACTAGGTCCGCGATCTCGCGAGAGGACATCGTGTGTCGCGACACATTTTCGGAACTATAAAAAGGTGTCGCGGGCTTTTTGAGGGCCTGTACATCATGGTTAGAGGTATGCATAATCGGCCTCACAGATGCTTTTGATGTATGCAGTAGAAGAAACCACCGGGCCTGGTGGTTTTTTTTCGCCTGCGATTTGGGGCTTGCTACTTCTGGACTTCATCAGCGAATCCTTTTTCAGTCCCTTTTAAGTCCGGCGGCGGCTCTCGCCGAGGCACCGGAAGATTGCGCAGCTTTCCGGAGCCTTTTGGCCTGGTCTTCTCGAAGAAACGCTCTGTTCCAAGCTTTGCGGCGTACTGCTCTGGCGTCAGTCCTTCTGCTTTCGCAAGTCGCACAAGCTTTTCGTAAAGCCTTCCATCGATCCCGTGGCAGATCGTGGTTTCAGGCACAGGGCCTCCTGTAGGCCTTCAGGCCATGTGGCGTTCATCGGTAACATCGCTCTCGACGATGCTTTCCAGCTTCTCCTCCACGCACATGCGCACGAACACCGCGAGCTGCAGCTTGTGAAGGCGCGCCACTGCCTTCAGTGCCTCGTAGGTCTCATCGTCGTAGCGGGATTTGATTTCCCGATCCTTCAGGTGACGGCTGTCGTCGTAGGCCATAGGGGTCTTGCTCCTTGGTGAATGGAAAGTGGTTATGCGGCGGATTTCTGGGACGGGAACGGACGCTGCTCTTGTGCCGACAAGCTGCCGTCATCTTCGAGGGTCACGTACACATCACGGCCTACGCGGATCGCCTTGCTGAGGGCGCCCTGCGTACAGCCGAGCAGCTGCGCGGCCTTGGTATGGCCGTGTTCTTTGGCAAATTCGGTGAGTGGGATTCGGCGCATTGCGGCGTCCTCTGCGTAGATTTCGCCACAAGTATGACCGCCGGTATTGTTAACAGTCAATACCGGCGATATTGGTTAAGTAAATACCGTGGGTAATAACATCACTCAATGAAAAAAGACTCCCGACGGCTACCGCTATCAGACTGGCAGCTGCAAGACAGCGCCCGCCTGAAATCCCTTTTCCAAGCAAAACGTGGGGAGCTGAAGCTCACTCAAGAAAAACTCGCAGCCGAACTCGGTGATGGCGTTACTCAAGGCGCCGTCAGCCATTTCATGAATGGGCGTACCGCGCTCAGCGTCAACGCTGCGGTGGTTTTCGCGAAAGCGCTTCAAGTCCCTGTATCGGATATCAGTCCGACGCTTGCCGCTCAGATAGAGAAGATGGCCGCCTCTCTCCCGGATTTGCGCCCCTCCCCGCAAGGGGCGGAAGACATCCGCATTCCGCCAAGAAGCTTCGATCTTCGAAATGAGCCTGGCTATACAGGCGTGCTGCAGTTGACCGCGCGAGGATCCACCGGCGACGGCGACGACAATCCTCACGTCGAGATTCGTGGCGTCATGGCGTTCAAGTCGTCTTGGCTGCGAGCAAACAACCTCAATCAGCGGCACCTGGACGTCATTTACGCGAACGGTCACAGCATGGAGCCGACCATCAACGACGGCGACGTGCTGCTGGTGGACGAGTCAAAGATCGAGCCGAAGGATGGCCAGATCTTCGCCATGCAGAGCGCCACCAAAGGCACGATTGTGAAGCGCTTGGTGAAGTCGGATATCGACGGATGGATCATTCGCAGCGACAACTCGGACAAGGCGCGCTACGGCGATGAGGTTTTGCGAGATGGCGAAATAAACGAAGTCCGCATCATCGGTCGCGTCGTGTGGCGTGGCGGAATGCTGTAAGTAATAAATTAAGCGCGGAGCGCATGGAGAGCACGTGAGCACAGAACCGGATATGGTGAACATTGGTGGAATTCACGACATGCCTTACTGGTGTGAGCCCAAGGAGATTTTCGCCTACCTGGATACAATTGCGCCTCAAAGAGGGTCGAGATTTTTATGCCCGGTTTGCTCCAGTAACCAATGGGGCTGTTCGACGATAGGCTTTACAGACGACGCAGGGATTACTAAAGACGTCGTTGCCCCGTGCCAATTCCCGCTAAAAGCACCTGGTGGAGGTACGGTTGGGATGAACGGTAAGGAACTTCCTAATTATCATTACGCCCTGACTTGCTTGACGTGTGCAAACACGGTTTTCTTAAACGCAGCAATGGTGCAAGGCCGCATTCAACTCTTGCGGGAGCGGCCTGATGAGCGAAGCTAGGATTTTTCATGACTACCATCTCCCGAATGGAGTCGGATTAGCTACGAATCCATCCAATTCCGACTCTGAAAATAAAAGCATTTCTGAGATTTTGGAAGGATTGAATAAAGACTCGAATGATGAATTTGTTCGGCTAATTGATCAGTATGAAAAGTCTCTGACGGCAGGCTTGGATTTCGATGCCCACCAGTATCGTTCTATTTCTTATTACCAAAAAATGTACAGCCTTCTAAATCCTCTAGCGATACCACATGGTCCTTGGCAGGTGGGCAACGACGAAGTGTACATGGGCCATACAGAACCTCTGAAGCCCGCTACAGATGACAAGACATCCAATGCTGTCCATACTGAAGACATGACTGAAATTACGCGTGACGAGCTGAAAGCCCATCTTGAGAATCAAGACCTCAAGGTCGACGCTCGCCTTGGGAAATTCGAGCAGCGAGTCTCTGATGGTCTCACAGAGATGAATCATAGCTTGCAGTTGCTCGACAAAGACCTCGCCGGTCTTCGAGGACTCAAAGGCACCATAATCCTAAACTCGGTTTTATCCGTAATCGCTGTCGTTGGTATCGTCATCGCGGTGATGGCTTATGGTACGTCGAGTTTCGATTCTGGCAGGGATACGGCACAGCTCCTCCAAGAGCTTCGCCAGCAATCGTTCGAAAATAAACAAATGCTCGAACAGATAAAGGCCAACCAGGCGCCTAGTAAATAAGCAGTGAGCAAGCCCGGCCTAGCGCCGGGCTTCTTATTCACGCCCTCCCCGATCTGACCCGCAGCCCGCCACTGAGCGGGCTTTTTCATGCCTCTATAAAAATACATGACCGGCGGTATTGACCACATACAATACCGGAGGTATTGTTTGCATATCGCAGCGACACAGCCACTGCGAAGGGCCTCAAGAGACCCGCCGCTCTTTAACAGTCAGGAATCTTCGCGGATCGATCCCCGGAAACGGGCATAGCGCGAAACACAAACTTCGATCCCCATGCAGGCTCTG